ACACCTAAACGCATTACTGGGCCGGTTACAGCAATTAACAATAAAGCTGAATCCTAAGGAACATACGAAGGATACAAGTGGTTTAAAGACATACTTAGGTCAAACGAAACTAATAAACTTCATCTCTAGCAAGACATAAATCTTGCAAGACATATTTATTTCTACTAATAGGAACAAAATTAATGACATCTCCATGATCAATAATATATCTCATATATTTATCTGCTTCATCAGTATCATGTAAACTAAGTTCTTCAAGAGCTTTCTGAAGAGTCAACTTATAATCCTCATCTTTATCATCACTGAGTCTAAACCATTGTACAGACTTTAAAATAGATGATAAATGTAATTTGCCTATAAAGCGATCATGTCGCTTATTAAAAGTAGTGACACGTTTCAAAAAAGTAACATCCTTGAGATATCGATAAGTATATATAGTACCATCTTTAGCATCTGTAGTAGCTTCTACACCGATTTTATTATAAGCTATAATTAAACTAGCTTCATCGATAACTCCATACAAAATACTATTGGGATTTACACAACCCTTAAGATCATCTCCGAAGAATTCAACTCTTATACAGTGAAAGATGGTATCTAAATGATTCTTAATGGTAACAGAATCAGCATCAATATATCCAGTCTTGGAATCAGTAAGAATAATGAGACAAGCATAAAGATAATACATAAAATTCACTCCGGTATTAAGGTCGGCAGTATTAGGGCCTCCTGAAGGATTAGTACCATGTCTAACATAAACCGTCTTATGATACACATGATAAGCATTCATTATATGCTCAGCTAAATTTTCACGAATTTTGGCATTATTATCATCACGATACCAATTAGACATCAATTTATGCCAATGATACATCCATACTCTATTCATAGAACCATCAAATTTCTTGACATCCATAGCAAACCAACATTTATTTTCAGTAAACTTACCAAAAGAAACGTGTTCAATCATTCTATGCCATTCCATTGAATAAACATTGATACCAATAGCACTAGAATTATATATACGATTGTGTAAAAACCAAGCGCGAAAATCACCCCAATACATTCTTCCTAATACTAGAATGAGCAAGCAACAAGCACTAAAAACTCGTATCTTGCCTTGATCAACCTTTTCACAATCCAAACACTCATCTTTTTCAGTATCAGAGAAATAACAAATAAAACGATGATTCCGAGATAACATATCAACTGCTTCCTCTAAATCTTTCATAAATTGTATACAATACGAACTGGTAAAATCATAATCAGTCTTACCGAAATAATGTTGCTTTCCTTTATATCCTTTAGGTATATCCCTATTTCTAGGGAATCCGGCAGAACTACCTTTATTAATACCTTTCCAATAAGGATCACAATCTTTACCAGTAACGGCAATCTCAAAACTTTGTACCTTCCTATCATAATCAGGTATCTTATCATGTTGTGAAAAATAATACAATAAATAATCCGATATCTGCCCAA